GCTCGGAGATGTGTATAAGAGACAGTTATATATCTATATGATTTTCATAGAGATTTTATTTTTTTGTTTCGACTTTTACTGTCCCATCTCTAGTTACTTCTATAAAGCCTTCTAAAAGGGTTTGCTTAATAATTTCGTGGAATATCTCAGTATCTCGCAACGGCTTTTTTCCAGCTTTTACCAAGTCTCTATTCAACTTTAATGCTACTTCATTAAGTGCATTTTCTTCTTCATCAGTAAATCTAAATGTCTTTGCCATTGTTAGGTTCCTTAGTTGATTTATAAATTTTAAATGAATTTGTGATTTATTCTTGTGTTTATATGTGATTTCTGTATTATTGATAAAAAATGATTTATGTATTTGTGATTTTTGGGGATAAACAGTGCTTGATCATCTTCGTTTAGCTATCCCTGTCATACCAACCCATGTTCGTTGTGTTGACGGCAAACACCATTATTTTAATGGTGATATCCGTGATTTCGGTTTGCCCGCAGCGACTCGACATGTTGGTAGGGCAGATGATGGTTCTACGACTACTGGTGATCTTTACCATCCTTATGAATCGCTTCCGAGCGATTACACGGATATGGCAATGAAGTTCTATGCAAATACGATGAATACATTTCCGTATGTTGAAATTAAAGCTTCACCTTTGAAACTCTTGCAGGGTCATAACGTTTACGGTTTTGAAAGTATTCATCTTGGTGCAACTGAAATGCTTGGCATGTTAGCCGATGCTTATCCTGAATTATTACCAATCTTAGATTTTGAAAATATCGAGGTTTTACACCTAGATACAACGTATTTTGTACGTTTACCGCATCAGAATATGGTGCAACCAGTTCTTGATTATATGTCTAATATTTCTGTTGGCCATCGTAAGGCTAAACAGGTCAAGTACGACAACTATATTACGTGGGGCAATGAAGATGGACGTTATATCCGCCCTAAAGCCTATGGCAAATTTGAAGAAGTTAAATCTCAGTTAAGTAAGATCCAGAAGCAAGCCGATAAAGGTTGTATGCGCTCTAAAGCGTTAGTTTTAGCTATGCATGATGCTCTTAAGTTTTCTAATGCCTGTTTACGTTTTGAAGCTCGTATTTGTAAGACATATCTAACCAAGAATGGTTATCCAAGTAATTTGTGGAAATTGATCGACTTACAGCGAGATCAACCAAGTTTATTAGCCAAATTATGGCATGTAGCGTTTGACCCGATTTTTGGCGCATTAAAGGGTGAGAATATGAATTTTTCTGATGATGGTGAAATCTTAGAATTACTTCGTGCAAATCTTTTTACTATTACTAAATCTGGTAAAAAAAGTACGACTAAGGCAGATAATGCCTTTAAATTCTACTGCTTACTTAGACAGATGGGCTGGGAGTCAGTTAAAGCCATCTATAAGGAAAGTACCTTTTACGACAATGTTAAAGCTCTTACTAGCGTTAAAAATATTGATCGTGGTCACTTACAGAACCTACATAAAAATAAAAACGGGAAAGTTATTCCGTTTACACGTCTTATTGAAATCAAGTTTGAGCAGCAGCTTCCACCTGATTATCAAATACCAGTTTCCAAGTATGCCGATAAATTCGGTTTAGTAGCCTAGAGAGGTTTAATCATGCAATTAACATTTAACAAACGCTCAATTTTGCCAGACGTCTACAAGAAGGACGACAAAGTTTATTTCAGTACAACTTTGTTCACACCAGTACGTTACAACATCAAATTTGGTCAAGGTCTTATGCCGATTGATCAAATGAAAGCTGTACTTGATGACTGTGCTGAGAATGCACAAGAGGTCGAGATTGAATTCACAGAGTCACAAGGTCGTTTTGGTTCTGAGTTAACAATCTTTTCAGTTAAGCCATTACCAAAGAAAAACCCAATGGAATCAAAGGCTTAATGGTGAATTATACGATTGTTCGCATAATGTATAATATGTAAATAAATCAATAACTTACGTGTATTTCCACTATGGCAGAATACATTTATAAATGCAAGAAGTGCGGTGCAGAGTTCACAAAACACTCAAGTTACTGCATCCACTTTTACAAGTGTAAATAAAAAGAATTTGCCGGCTTTTGGGGGCGTTAATCGCAAGTCGGCAATCTTATTTATTGGGGATGTCTCTAATGGTCATCTATGCAGTTTGGTATTTCTTCGTAGTAGGGGTAATAGCTCATCCAGTGGGCTTATATCTCTTCTATAAAAAACGGAAGTAAAGGAATTCAATTATGTTGGCTTGTTTGATTTATGGGTCGGACCAGACGACATGTATTGGGTATTTAAACATGGATCTGGTGATTGGTCTTTTTGCTGCTTTCGCAGTTTTATACGGTCTCAGCTATGTTTTTAAAATCGTTCTTAGACTAATGGGTTTTTAACCCTTGGAGATTGTTATGGAAAATCAAAAACGTGGTGTTCTAACACTTACTAATGTTCAACGTTTTGGGGTGGGTGCTGCTGTTGGGGCTGCGCTTATTACTAATGCCAATGCTGCTGTTGACGTGGCTGGTCCAGTTGCAACTTTAACAACTGACGGTACTGCTGCGATTACTGCTGTTGGTGCTGCATTACTCGGTCTTGCGGGTGTTGCTGTTGTATTCAAATGGGTTAAAGCTGCTTTCTTTAGCTAATAGCTCAGGGGGTAGAAATACCCCCATCTTATAAGAATTAAATATTTAGAAAGTTGGGGGCTTATATGAAGTTTTTTAAATATTTAGTTTTTATTTTTTCTCTTTTATTTTCAATTAATTCATTTGCTTATAATCCACAATTACAATATTTATGGAAATCCAGTGCTTCAAGTAAACTTTACGAAGCTATCGAGCCTTCCTGTGATTATTTAAAACAGGTTAATAATGGTGCTGGTATTCCGGGCTATTCATATTCCCATTATCAACTCAATGCATCTGGAACACGTGCTGATTGTTACTACAATAGCTCTAATTGGTCTTATTCTTTGCAAGTACCTAACCCTGATTATGATCCTAAGTCTTTACAGTGTCCTGATCCGGGTTATCCAATGTATGTTTATTTTGATGCAGGCGGTAAAATTCCCCAACAACGTTGCCAACCTTTAGGCGATAAGTTTTGTGTCTTTAAAGCAAAACCTGATTCTATTGTTTTGAATCATGCTAACAATCGTCAAAGTACAGTGTTATATAACGTTTCTAAAACACCTGTATCTTCTTGTACTCCACTTGATGCAGGCCAGTGCGATAAAAATGATCCTTACGGTGATTGCTATCAACCGCCTAACGATGGTTGTACTCGTCTAGCTGACGGCTCTATTACTTGTCCTGATGGTGCAGCTCCACCAAGTCCTACGGGTACTTGTGGTGGTGCTACTTACTGTAATAGACCACCTACAGGTTGTGGCACTGGTTACGTTTCTGGCTCATTCAATGGCCAAGCGTTGTGTGTTAAATCTTCTAATACGGGTACTGGTTCAGGTACTGGTACTGGCACTGGTGATGGTGGGGGTTCTGGCACTGGTACTGGTGATGGTGGTTCAGGTACAGGTGATGGTGGGGGTTCTGGTTCAGGTACACCAATTGATACTGGTACTGGTAGTACTAATATTAATAACTCTGGTTCTGGTTCAGGTTCTTCTACAGGTGGTTCTGGTGGTGGAACTACTTCAACAAGCTTTACTATTGATTTATCACCTGTTGTTAGGGCTATTTCTGCTTTATCCGATAAATTGACTTGGGTTAAGTCTGAATTGGTTAATGCTGTTTCTCGTGTTGAAGATAAACTTACCCAGACTAATAGCAAGTTAGATACAACTAATTCTAAACTTGATTCTGTTAAGTCTTCAGTTGATCAAACAACTGCTGCTGTTAATGCTAACGCTACTACTGTAAAAACGGCTGTAGAAGCGAATACGGCTGCTACAAACAATGTTAAATCGGCTGTCGATGCTAATACCAACTCTACAGCTAATAAACTTAATGAAGTGGTTAATGCTATCAATAATAAGCCTATTGGCGGTGGTGGTGGCGGAACTACCGATGTTAAGCCTGTTGTTGATGCTATTGAGAAACAGACTACTGATTTTAAAGACATGATGAAGACTGATCCATCAGACTTTGATACCTCACAGTATGAAAAGATTGGTGATGCTTCGGATGATCCACGTTCTCTTAATGCTCAATCAGATGCCGCAGGTTCTTTGCAGGCTTTATCTAATAAATTGACGTTTTCTAATTCTGCTTGTGTTCAGGATTTTACAGTTACGGTTCCTATTTATGGGTCTATGACGGTTCCGTTATCCCAATGGTGTGACTTGTTAGCACTAGTAAAAATACTTCTTCATCTCTGCACTTTAATGGTTGCTTTTAAGATGCTTGACTCAACTGTGAGGGCTATCTAATGCCATTGTTTATTGGGGCTATTGTTGCTGCATTACTGAAGGTTTTATTTAGATATGCGGTTTTTAAAATATTTGCAAAATTAATTTTGGGGACTGCCACGGCTGGCGTTATCTACTTGTTTTTATCTAGTACGGTTAAACCTTTTGTCGATGAAATGCAGCAAAAGATTGTTGAGAAAGCCACAGAGCTTTCAACGGTTGGCGGTACTGCTGCTGAAGTAATTCAGTACTTAGATTTCATCCAGTGCGTGAACATTATTCTTTCTGCATCAGCTGCATGTTTTAGCTTAAAACTAATGTCTGTAGCTATTCGTGCATTTGGTATTAATACGGGTTGATTTTATGGCTATTAAATTAATTACAGCGCAGCCTGGTTCTTATAAGACTGCAATGATGATGGAACTTGCTAACAAGATGTCTAGTGAAGGACGTCCAATCTACTTATGTAATGTTCGGGGACTTAAACCTGAAATACCTTTTCCATATCAGGTTCTTGACCACTTTAAGGATTGGGTAGATACACCAGAAACATCTGTTATTTTTATTGATGAGGTACAGGAATTTACTAGAGATGTACCGACTAACTGTAAAACAGAAGACTTGCCAACTTGGATGACTTTGTTAGAAAAGCATCGTCATGAGGGTAAGGATATTTTTATTGTTACTCAGCATCCAATGTTTATACATACTCATGTTAGACGCCTTACGTCTGAGCATATTCATCTTGTTCGAAATGGTAATGTTCCTTTTGCTGCCAAACGTTCTTGGGGTTTTGTTGAATCCGATCCAGACGATTTTCAGAAAGCTACATTTAAAAATGGTTGTACCACTACGATTTATAGACCTAATAAAGAGGTTTTTAACTGGTATGAATCGACCGTATTAGATACCCATAAATTTAAGGTTCCACCTAAGTTAATTAAGGGTGTTGCTATGGTTGCAGGTATCATCGGTTTTGCTGTTTGGATTGGTTATCCGGTTGCTACTAAATATCTTCATATGAGTGATAAGGAAGTAACCGCCAAAGCCCATGATGAACCTGTCTTACCTTCAGATCCTTCTAATATGACTTTAGCCGAAAGGGCTAAGTATGATGCAGCTATGGCTGGTCTTACTCCAGAACAATATGCTGATTTGATACATCCTGAAAAACGTAATGCTGAACTGCAGGCTAAAAATGACGTGAGAATGGAGACCATAGCAATCAAATACAATCCTAATCGCCCTTATGAGGTTGATACTTCTCAAATCCAATATGAAGTTACTGCTAAGCCTGTTTTTTCAGGTTGTATGAAGAAAAATGGTAAATACGTTGCTTATACTCAGCAGGGCACTATTTTGCATGATGTAAGCCAATCAGATTGCCGTAAATTGATGGAAGATGGTGATAGACCATTTAATTATTTTCAGGTTCAGAATAACAGACCTGCTCAGGTAAATAATGCATTGCCTCAAGTGCAGATGCAGCCTAATTATTCTTCTTATCAGGCTAATAATTATGTGCAGCCTAACCTACAGCGTAGTTCTGTAGACGGTGCAAATTCTCAAAGTTCTTTTTCTTTCTGATTACTTAAAACCGTCTATATGTTCTACCGTAGCATTAACCAAAAAAAACCGTTCAGGGGAATTGTGACCGATCCAACTCGGTCACAAGGCGTAGTCTACGGTTTTTTACGCGACCAAACTTCGAGTTACACGCAATGCTCATACTGTGGCCGTACAATGCAATTTAATCAGTTGATGAGACACTTAAAAGTGTGGCATGGTTACGGAACAAAAGACTTTACAATAGATTTTTGATTGGCATTTTATTACAAGTGCTCAATGCACTGCAGCTGAAACCGGTGATTAAAAAAATGAATAAAATCAATACTTGTGATTTTTGAAGGATTGGCAAAATATGACATTTACTTTAGAAGAGTTAGAAGATATTTGGATTACTTATTATTCTCATGGTGGGGTAAATAATTCAAAAGTTTTGGCTAAAATTAGAGCCGAATATACTTTTTGCCCTCTCTGTGATCATCTAATTCCTAACTCAGAATATCAGCAACATTTTGATGATCATGATTAGCATCTGAAAGTTCGCATAATACGGCATTATGTTACTTGCCATGTTCGTTGACTAAAGACCCCGCGCTAGCGGGGTTTTTTGTCAATGATGCGACCATTTCCATACGCACTCGCATGGCATTTAACATTAGTGCTCATTATGCGAATTTGAGGAGAGGAAAGGGCGGGCAGCGACTTGTCGCGCCTGACCTTTCTGGGAGATTTTGAGAGAGGGCACACTGCTATCTAATAGTGTGCCTGACTCCGGAATTTCGGAGTATTTTGATATAAATGCTTGTTTTTTATAGATATATAACCTGTCTCTTATACACATCTCCGAG